ATGAACCACGACCTTCGCCCCCGCTGGTACGCACCTGCCGAGGTCGCCGTCCTGCTCGGCTTCGGAATCTCCAAGGTCAAGATGAAGATCGCCACCGGTGAGCTGCGCTCCATCAAGGACGGCAAGTATCGCCGTGTCCTCCCCGAGTGGGTCGATGAGTACGTCCGCGAGCAGGTCGAAAAGCAGGAGGCCGCCTGATGCCCGGACGTGCCCGAGCCAACGGGGAGGGGTCGATCTTCCCGTACCGCACCGGCTTCGCCGCATACGTGTGGGTCACCAAGCCCGATGGGCAGCGGACACGCAAGTACGTCTACGGCAAGACACGGGACGCCGTGCACGACAAGTGGATCAAACTGCACCAGCAGGCAAAGGCGGGAGCGGTGGCGACCAGTGTCCCGACCGTCGGTAGCTTCCTCGCCTACTGGCTGACCGAGATCATCGAACCGAACCGGGCCCCGCTCACCTTTGCCACCTACGAGACATTCGTCCGCCGCTACCTCTCCCCTGGCCTCGGCTCCAAGCGCCTCGACCGGCTCCAGGCGCGGGACGTGCAGACCTGGCTCAATCAGGTGGCCCGTACCTGCCAGTGCTGCGCCCAGGGCAAGGACGCCGCCCGTCGTCAAGAGAATCGCCGCTGTTGCGCGGCCGGGCGGTGCTGCCAGGCAGTCCCGTCGACGCGCACGGTCAGCGACATCCGGGCCGCGCTGCGGGCCGCCCTCACCCACGCCCAGGCCGAAGACCTCATCAGCAAGAATCCGGCCGTGCCGGTCACTCTGGCCACCGTCCGCCGTCGACGCGGGAGGTCCTGGTCCAGCGACGAGGCGCGAAAGTTCCTAGAATCGGCCCGCGCCGACGAGGACTCGCTCTACGCCGCCTATGCCCTGGTCCTCGTCACCGGCCTTCGTAAAGGCGAGGCGTTGGGACTGGCATGGGAGGACGTCGACCTCTATGCCGGCAAGCTGACCATCGGCCGGCAACTGCAACGCGTACGCGGGACGCTTCTGCACCGCGACACCAAGACCCAGGCGTCTGACGCCGCCCTCCCCCTGCCCGACATCTGCGTGGCCGCACTCAGATCGCGGAATAGCCAACGCGACGAGGCACGAGCAGCCGCCGGAAAAGCCTGGCACGAGAACGACCTCGTATTCACCACCCGCCATGGCACACCCATCGAGCCGCGCAACTTCCAACGCTCCTGGCAGGCGAGATGCGACCGAGCAGGAGTCAGGCCAATCACCGTCCACGACGCCCGCCGGACCTGCGCCACCCTCCTGGCCGATCTCGACGTCCATCCGCGAGTCGCCATGCAGATCCTCCGGCACGCCCGCTTCTCCGTGACGATGGAGATCTACACCCAGGTCTCGTCAAAGGCGACCAGGGACGCCCTCAAACGTCTCGGCGAATCGCTCGGACAATGACGAGCTGCTGTACTTCGCTGCTGTACGGGCAGCAGAAAGGCCACCTCCCACGCTGGGAAGTGGCCTTTGAGCTGGGTGGGCGATACTGGGATCGAACCAGTGACCTCTTCGGTGTGAACGAATTCCAGCCAATTCCCTGACCTGGCACGAAGCGACAATCATGTGTCTGACCTGCGCCGGAAGTTAGGCCAAGTTAGGCGGTTTTAACATGGGATATCAAGATCATGACTCATGAACGACTCATCAAGATCCACCACGTGCCCGGCGGAGCGCTTGCCGCGCCCGGTCGAACCGCTCTTCCCGCGAGTGCAAATACCGCTGCGCCGACCGCACATCCTCATGCCCCATCAGCGCCATGATGTCGTGCAGCGGAACCCCCTCATCCGCGAGTCGGGTGCCAAACGTGTGCCGCAGGTCGTGCGGAGTCGGCTGCGGGTCGTCCAGGTCTGCACCCTTGACCGCTGGTCGGAACTTGTGCCCCTTTACCATCTGCCGCTCTGGCATGCCCTGTAGCGCTGGCTTCCACACTCGGCGATGCCAGTTTGAATACCGCAGTTCCTTACCATTCTCTGAGGTGAAAACCAGCCTGTCTGGGTCGTCGCCAGGAAATACGTCCTTCACTTCCCGAGCTGCGATCTTCGCCTCTTTCATTCGCGCGGAAAGGTGATCTCCATAGGTAACCGAGCGGTTACCAGCGGCCGATTTTGCGTACGGTCGCGCCGTACCATCACGCTCCATTACCCACGCGATGTGGATACGCTGCCGCCGTGTATCGACAAGCGATGGCGGAATTGCCGAAACCTCTTCCCACCGCATTCCCGTATCGGCCGCCAATTCGACAAGAAGGCGCGCGTCGACCCGGTCGGGAAACATCCGATCGAGCGCGTCTAGGAGCGCTGTCTCCTCATCGGGGTCGAGGACCCGGTCAACATGCGCATCGCGTTTCGGTTTCCGAACGCCCCGGGCCGGGTTATCGCGGATAAGTTTGGCTTCGATGGCCAGGTCGAGCACTGAGCGGAGCACACCGACCGCGCCCTCGATCGTGGCCGCGCCAACCGGCGGCTTGCACCCGGGACAGGCGACCGGGCTGCGGCAGCTCGCTGTGTGCACGCCCTCCATCTCGACCACCCATGCCGTCACATCCGGCTTGAGGATCGATCCGACGCGCACATCCGCCCACCGTGGTGCAACGTGGCACCGGTAGTGGGACTCGTCCCGCCGTCGGCTGGCCTGCTCAAGCCGGCGGGACGTGGTCCCCCACTGCTCCCAGCATTCCCCCACGGTCTTCTTGCCAGCCCGCGGGTCGATCCAGTCACCCCGGCGCAGGCTGGACTCCTGGTCGGCGGCCCACTTTGTGATGACTCCCTTGGATCTGTCGGTCTCTGTGAGCCTGTCGTTGGGTCCGGGACCATAGCGGACGGTCGCCGCCCACTTGCCCGAGTCGAGTTGGCGGATCCAGGCCATCACGCCTCCTTGGCGTGATCAATCCACCACTGGACCTCTTCAACCTCGGCAGCCTTACGCTGGCGGCGCAACTCGTGTAGGCGCTCTCGCATCCTGGCCTTGACCCGGGGCGGATGACCACTCTCCTCGATCGCGCGCAGGGCGGCGTCCTCGGCGATCTCCTGCTGTGTAGGCGCCGGCCTGCCCGTCAGGTCAGCGGGCTGGTAGTACCCCACCCTCGTAAGCAACCCCATCGGGTCACGCCCGGTGGTCCGGGCAACGAGGCGGACGTACTCCTCGGAGACGTCTACCTCCTCACCCAGCCACCGGTTGAGCGTCTTTGAGTTGATCTTAAGGAGCCGCGCGAGCGGCTCCTTCTTGCCGCCCGTCTCCGTCTCCAGCACCTCTCGGACCACGGCAGCCCACTCGGCCCGATCAATCCGGTGCTCACTGTCCATCGGGACATGGTAGGCGACATGCGTGTCTAAGGGTGCGGACAGGCGTGGCAATGATGGCAGCACTGGCGGCGGGCGCATGGGCCGGCTGGTCATCGTCGACCTGCGCGCCCTGCGTAGCACTCGCTGAGACATGCAGGTAACTGTAACCAGACATGCATGTCTTGGGCTACTCGTACGTCCGGCTGATATTAGACATGCATGGCCGATGCCGCTTGCTCGCCCATGCATGTCCGAGTAATGTCCGACACGTGAACACGGACATGCAAGTCTCGGCACGGCAGGACATGAGTGAGGTGGCTCGCCCACACATCCGGCTACGACTCGACCGATTCGACCTCTATACGCGCATCGTCGGAGCCACCTCCGACCAAGCGCGAGCACGACTACTCGGCCTCGCCTCACGCACCATCACCCGCCTCCGCCGGGACCAGCACGCCGGAGAGGCCGTGATCGCGGCAACGCTCACGGCGCTCCAGCACCACAGCGAGATGCTGGGCCAACTCGGCCTATCGGTCCGCTTCGAAGATCTCTTCGAGGTGGCTGAGTGATGGACACCTACCTGACCGTCAAGGAAGCCGCCACGGTCATGCGGGTCCACACACAGACGGTCTACCGATTCGTGTGGGCTGGCCGACTTCCTCGCATCGACATCGGCCAGGGCAAGTCTCGGCCCCGCTTTCGCGTCCGCGAATCCGCGGTCCACGCGCTGATGCAGGAGCGGGAGAGGGGCAAGGCAATATGACGCACCCACCCGCCGGTCCCAGCAGTCCGCCGCCGTTTCCCGGCCCCGGCCGCATGAGCATCCAACCGCTGCGGCTCCGGGCATTCATCGCCCAGATCGACAGCACCAGCGGCCCCGACGCCTGCTGGATGTGGCGTGGCCACACCAACTCCGACGGCTACGGGATCTTCGGCAAGGGCAGCGAGGGCGCCCACCGGGTCGCCTACGAACTGATGGTCCGCCCCGTCCCAGACGGCCTGAACGTCGACCACCAGTGCCACAACACCGACATCACCTGTCCCGGTGGTATCGAGTGCCGGCACCGACGGTGCGTCAATCCGACCCACCTGGAAGCGGTAACGCAGCGGCAGAACCTGCTCCGCTCCCGCCACACCATGCCCCATCACAACGCGGCGAAGACCCACTGCCGGCAGGGCCACGAGTACACGCCACAGAACACCTACTCGCGGCGCACGCCAAAGGGCTACGCCCGGCGCGAGTGCAAGACGTGCCGCCGTAAGCGGCTGGGCAACAAGGCCGCCCAGTGACCACAGCCGCTCTGCTGGCCCGCGCGGTCGCCCAGATCGCGGCCGGTCTGGCGCTGGTCGCCGTGGGTCTCAGCGCGCCACCGGTGCCGCCGGCCTCGGACCCGAGTCCGGGCATGGAGTGGCGTCGGGCCACGGCCGCCGAGGAGCAGGAGTGGCGAAAGCAGCGCCTGTTCGACCTCATCGACGCGAAGCGGTCGATGAAGTGAGCCCCCCGCCGATCTGCGGTCGGCGAAGGGCTCGACACCCGGACAACCCAATCAACGAAGGAGTCCAGATGCACACCGATCGTACCGACACCGTCGACCCCGGCTCCGCCGCCGCTGAGCTGGCCCCGATGGGCACCCGCGAAATCCCGTTCGCGGAAATCGAGTCCGCGTTCACCCTCGCCGCATACGACACCTTCCCGGCCGTCGGGGTGATCCGGGCCGGCTACTACATCCGGATCGCCGCCGCGTTCGACTATTTCTACACCGATCTGGACGGCGTGATCACCAAGGTGCCGCGCGGATACGCCAGGCACTACAAGCCCGGCCGGATCGTCGGCCTGGAGGCTGCGGTGGCGCAGTACGCCGGGGATGCCCGGTGAACGCCTCCACGTGGCCGCTCACGGCCGACGCCGCCGAGCCGATCACCGTCCCTGACCTGTTGTGCGGCCATCTGCCTGGCGAGAGCTGCGACGACTCCTGCACTTACTGGCGGGGTGTTGCGACCGGCGAGTACCCGCCGCCGGAGGTCGAGCCGATGCTGCCGCCGCACTGCCCCGGCCTGGTGCCGCTGACTGATCCGGCGCTGCGGGAGGTGGTCTGACATGGCACGTCACGAGCAGACCTACGCCGGCCCCGGGGTGTGCCCCGGCTGCCTGACCGTCCCCGGCCGGACTCATGGCCCGGCGTGTCCGGCGGTGGAGGGCCCCCGCCACGCTGCCGCGCCGCACGCGGACACCGTCCGCATCGTCTCTGCCCTGCTGGTCGGCGTGCCCCTCGGTGTCGGCCTGTACCTGCTGGCTGCCCTGCTGATCTGGAGCCTGACGTGACCACCACTGACGACATGGTGCGGGAGCTGGCCGCCGCCCTCGACGCGGCCGATCGCGAGCGGGCCCGCCTCGAAGATGAGCTGGACATCGCCACGGCCGCCTATGAGCGGCGTACCCGGCAGCTCGGCCGCGCCCGGCGTGGCCGGCAGCTAGGCCAGTGGCGGGCCCTGTCTCAGCGTCTGTCCGCCGGCCTGCGGCAGGCTCACACCGCCCGGGACCAGGCGATCAGCACCTCCCAGCGGCTGCGGATGGGCTTGGTGGCTGCGCGGGAGCGGCTCGCCGGCCGTGAGGGGGCGGGGCGGTGATCCCGGCGATCTGGCGGGGTTGGCTGCCCGCCCCGCGCACCCTGCCCCGGCCGGTCCAGGCCGAGGTCCGGACGGCTGGCCGGCATCGGCGCACCCCGGGGGATCTGCCGCGGGTGTCGCGGGTTCGGACGGTCCGCCGGCACCGCTACCCGACGGCGAGGCCGCGGTGAGGGCCGGGCGGTGGGCGGATGTCGCCGCCGCGACCCAGGCCGCGTTCACCGGCGGGCGACCGTGTGCTGGCGGGTGCCGCTGGCCGGTGCATCCCGCCGCCACGGCCGGGCCTGGTGGGGAGCCCGGTGTCCACGACCGGCATCCGGGGTGTGAGCCCGGTGGGCAGCAGCTACGAGTAGTGCCGGGGAGGCGGTCATGACTGGGTGTGTCACCTGTGGCGTGCCCGAGAACCGGTGGGATCCGGCTGACCCGCTGCACGTGCGCGGCGGCGTCCAGTGCCCCGGCTGCATCCGCGTCGACCTCGACCAGGACCGGCGATTCGACCATCTCGACGAGCAGGAGGCAGCGGTATGACCGAGCTGCGTACCCGTAAGCCCACCGGCCGCGTGCCGTGGCCTCTGATCCTGATCGAGGGTGGGGAGAAGTCCGGGAAGTCCTGGGCCTGCGCCCAGTTCAGCACCAGCTCTCGAATTGGTCAGATGTACTGGATCGACCTCGGGGAGGGCGCTGCCGACGAGTACGGCGCTATCCCGGGCGCGGACTACCTCGTCGTCGAGCATGACGGCACCTGGCGGCAGATCCAGGAGTCTGTCGAGGCGGTCAAGGCCGAAGCCCAGCACGCGGCCGACGCCGACGAGCCACCGGTGGTACTGGTCATCGACTCGATGACCGCTGAGTGGGACATGCTCAAGGACTGGGCGTCTGACAAGGCCCGCCGGCGGCACAACGCCAAGGCCAAGAAGTACAACCGGCCGCAGTTGGCCGCCGACGACGAGCCGACCATCTCCATGGACTTGTGGAACGAGGCCGGCGCCCGTCATCGCAGGCTGATGACTACGTTGATGACCTTCCCGGGCATCGTCGTGGTGACCGCGCGCGGTAAGGAGGTCGCCGCGCTCGATGAGGCCGGTAGGCCGATCGAGCGGCAGCGTGATTACCGGGTCGAGGGTCACAAGACGCTCGGGTTCGACGTGTCGTGCTGGATCCGTCTGGACCGGTCCAAGCCGGGAACGGTGATCGGTGTCCGGTCGGCGCACGTTGGTATCCGGCCCGGCTACGACCAGCCGCTGGAGTTGGCCGCCGACTGGTCGATCGAGCACATCGTGTTCGACACGCTGCGATGCTCGCCGGTCGAGGCGCACACCCGGGACCTGGTCGCGTTGCAGCCGGCTGAACCGGATACCGACGACCATCCCGGTTTGCCTGCCGCGTTGTCGGCCGCCGCTACCGGCCTGCTCGACGACCTGGGGCAGGCCGTGGATGAGGCCGGGCTGCGCCGAGTGTGGCGGGCCGCCGGCCAGGCGCAGAAGGACGGCCGGATCAGCCCAGCCGAAGGCGCCCATTTCGAGGCCCGCTGGAAGGCCCGCAAGGACGAACTGTTCCCGCCTGAGCAGACCGAGATGGAGATGGCCGGATGAACCGCACCGAACGCGTCCAGGAAGTCCTACGCCTCGAGGGCCTCGCCGACGCCGCGAGGAAACGCGCGGCCGTGCACCGCGGTGTCCTCGACACCGAGGCCCGCACCGAGCTGGAGCAGCACGGCACCGCCCCGTCGTGGCGGCTACCCGACATCGGCACCGTAGCCCTGGCCGTGTCAAAAGAGGCCCCCGTGGTCTGCGACCTTGCCGCGCTGACGCGGTGGTGCCTCGTGCGCTATCCGTCCGAGGTGGAGACGGTCCCGCAACTGCGGGCGGGGTTCCCGGCCGCCCTGGCGCAGCGGGTGGTGTGTGAAGGAGACGTGGTCGTTGACCCCCGCACGGGAGAGATCGTGCCGGGGATGACGGTCCGCCCCGGCGGGGTTCCTCAAACGCTGTCGATCCGCGCGTCTCGGGATGCCCGGACGGTGTACGCCGCCGCTGCCGAACAACTCCTGGAGGGACTGGCGCTGGTAGCGGCGGAGGTGCCGGGCCACCTGGACCCTGCCGATGTTCCGGACGGTGACCAGTGACCCACGGGGATCCGCACTACGGCAAAGCCGTCGAGCGGGAGTTGCCGTGCTGGGCGTTGGTGTCCGCCGGGCCGGCGGTGATGGACGTCAACGTGTGCCCGTGCGCCCCGATGACCCGCGCGGGCCGGCCGTGACCCGCGATCAGGGCGCCGCCCGGGGCGGGCCGGTGCGGGAGCCGGGCCGGTGCGCATGCGGGCACCTGGAGCCACTACACACGCTGCGGGTGGGCCGCCGTGGTGGCTGCTCGTCGTCGACGTGCGGATGCGGCGGCTACGAGCCCGGGGTCGGTGTCATGCCGGCCCCGGCCGGGCCGCCCCGCCTCGTGCCGGACTTGGACGCCATGGCCAGCCGGTACGCGGCGTACGCCGACGCCCGCGACAGCGGCCGGCAGCCAGATGCCGCCCTGCTCGCTGCCGCCGTCGCCGACGACGTACCTGAATGGGCCGCCGAGGTGCACCGCCTGGAGGCACTACGCCGGGAGTTGGCCGCCGAGCTGGACCGGGTCCGCGACGGGCGCGACCAGTGACCGGCCACCTGTACCGGGCCATGTGGCCCATCCTCGACGACACTCGCACCCGCTCGGCCCTGATCGCCGAGGCGTCCGCCGGCCTCGACGCCATGGCCCGCACCGACGGCGCCCGCATCACCGGACCACCAGCCTGGACGGTCACCGGGGACCGGCTCGTCTGCGAGGCGCCAGCCCAACCCCTACCCGCCGACGAACCAGTGGACGTCGACGGGCTGGCCGACGACGACACAGTCGTACTCCGCCTGGCCGGCCTGCACTGGTCACACCGTCAGATCGCCGTCACGACCGGCGTCCCCGCGTCCACGGTCCGCGGCATCATCGCCCGCCACCTGAACCCCAACGCCCCCTGACCGGTTGGGCCGGCCCCGGGGGCGGGGCCGGCTCAACCACCCCGCACAGCCCAGCACCACCACGTAGATAGGACGTCGAGGATCGATGAGTGTCCGGGTAATGACCTGGGTGTGGGACCACTCACAGTCGACCAAAACTGACCGCCTGGTCCTGCTCGCTATCGCCGACTGCGCCAGCGACGACGGCAGTAACGCCTACCCGAGCGTGGCCGAACTGGTCCGTAAGACCGGGCTGACCGACCGGGGTGTGCAGAAGTCCATCGCCCGCCTGGTCGAGCTCGGCGAGTTGGTTGTGGGTCGCAACAGTGGCCCGAAGGGCTGTAACCGGTACCGCGTCGTCATGCCTACCCCCGAACACCGTTCACCCCCGAACACCGTTCACCCCCCGAACGGTGTTCCCCCGAACACGGTTCACCCCCCCGAACACGGTTCACCCCTACCCCCGAACACGGTTCGGGTCACCCCCGAACACGGTTCACCCGGAACCGTCCTTGAACCGTCAATAGAACCGTCAGTAGAACCTTCTCCTTCGTCGCACCCGACGAAAGACGTCGCGATCCCCAACCGAATCGACGTCGAGCAGATCTGCCGACACCTCGCCGACCGCATCGAAGCCAACGGCTCCAAACGCCCCACGATCACCAAAGCGTGGCGCGACGCCGCCCGACGACTCATCGACCGCGACGGCCGCACCGTCGACCAGATCACCCGCTGCATCGACTGGTGCCAAGACGACCCGTTCTGGCGCTCCAACATCCTCTCGATGCCCAAACTCCGCGAAAAGTACGACCAACTCCGCCTCACCGCCCAACGCAGCCAGGCCACCCGACCATCCACAACCGACCAGCGGGTCAACGCCGCCCTCGAACTCGCCGCCCGCTACGCCGCCGAGGAGGCGTCATGACCAAAGCCCAGGTAGCGCTCATCCTCGCCGCCGCCGCAGCCCGCGACCTACGCACCGTCGGAGACACCGACGTCCTCGCCTGGCACGAAGACCTTGGTGACATCACCTACCCCGAGGCCCGCGAAGCCCTCCGACGCCACTACCGCGACAGCACCGACCGGATCATGCCGGCCCACATCCGCCACCACACCCGCACCATCCGCGACGAGCAGCGCCGCCAGGTCGCCCACCAGGTCCGCGCCCTGCCATCCCGATACGAGGCCGACACCACCCGCGACGCACGGGCCGCCCGCGGCGCCGAACTGTGCCGACAGGCCATCGCCGCCGCGATCACACCGGCCGACAACGAGCCGCCCCCGCCGCTGACGCCATCCGACGACATCCGCCAACGGGCACTCGACCGCGCCCACGCCGAACGGAAAACCGGCCGGGAGCCGGGCCTGTCGTCCGTCGGCGACGTCCTAAACCAAATCGTCCGCCGCAAGTCCGTCTGAGGAGGCCGCCGTGACCCAGCACACGCCATGCGACTGGTGCCGCAAACCCGGCGCCACACACACCGCCACCGACCATCCCCTCCCACCCGCACACCCCGACTACCACGCGTTCAACGACGCCCTCGCCGCCATGATCCCCGGCGCGCTCAAGACCACAGAGGAGCAGCCATGACCCAGCACGCCCGCCGCCTGCCTATCCACGGCCAGTGCCACCACGACCACCACGCCCCCGATGACCGCCACCAGGCGCAGCGTGCGCTCACCGGCTCCGACTACGTCCGCGCCGTCATCGACCAGCTCATCGAGCTCGACGTCCCCGTCGATGTCAACGCCCTGGACCTCGACGGGGAGCAGTGCAACATCCCGATCGCCAACGTCGACGAGATCGTGTGGCTGCGCTGGCTCGACGACCCCGAGCACGGCTGGCACCTCGACGACGAGCACGGCCGGCGCAGCGCCGCGATCTGCGCCCCGGACACGCCGCCGACTGAGGCCGCCCAGATTCTCGTCGTCTACATCTGACAGGAGCCCACCATGAGCACCCAGACGCACTGCACGGACACCACCCCACACAGTCCCCACCGCACCGACCGCGGCGCATTCGGCGTCCGCGACTGCCCAGGAGTCACCCGCCTACCTATCCACGGCGAGTGCCGCCACGACCACACCATCACCGTCGAGCGCGACGACGCCCACGACAAGCTCGCCGACGTGTGGGCCGCCCTCAACCGCGCCGGCTGCCACAGCCCCCTCGCCACCGCCGCCGAGCTGATCGACCAGCTCGCCGCCGACCGGGACCAGGCCCGCGCCGCCCTCGCCGACGCCCAGGAGCTGATCGCCACCCTCGACGATGCTGTCGAGCGGATCGACCGGGCACGGACGCGGTACGCCACCTGCCTCGGTTCCGCGGCCGCCGGCGTGCAGGAGGCCGCGGGGACCCTGATCCGCCACTGCGTCTACCCGGGGTGCCCGCGCACCTACCGCGCAGACGTCGGCCCACAGGATCGGGGCTGGATACGCCTCCGCGGCCTCACGGTGCTCTGCCCAGACCACAGCACCCCCGCCACCGGCCGCACGCAGGACACCACCGAACCCGCTGAGAGCCACACACAGTCGCCTGGAGACCCCGGCGCGGGTGTGGACGTGGGCGGCGCCACCCCAGCCGCTCACAGCGGCCCTGTGGACCCCGAGACGGGCCTACGGGCCGGCGGCTTCGTTCCCGGCGGGACGGTTGTCATCGGCCGGGATGACCGATGACCGCGCGCCGACTACTGGTGCCAAGCGTGCAGGAACAGGGACCGCTCGGCGGCGCCATCGTCAGCGGTTGCCTGAGTTTCCACGTTGCTTTTCCAGGTCTCCTCGCGCCGATACCGGGTGTACTTCCGGTCCGTGGACGACTGCCATCCGAACTCTGCCGCCCGGCCTGCGCTGTTGATGAGGATCACTGGACCACGCATAGCCCGTTCGCCACTCTTAAGCCGGTTCGCCTCGATGAACTGGTCGACGCAGTCCGACGGTGCCGTGATCCTCACGTACAGCTCCAGGCTGCCCGACCAGTACCTCATCCGTCCGTCAGTGCACTCAGGAAACACAAGGTCAAAATCGGTGAAGACCGCTTCGGGTGTCACATCCCAACTGCTGCCCGAATAGGCCCGCTCATCGAACCGGGTCGTGCCCCGCAGATGGAAGACGAGCGTGCCCACGAGCACCACGACGACCACGACTGCTCCACCGATGAGCCACCTACGCACGCCTGCCACCCCTTCGCCCAGGTCGACCGTCCGGCTGTCGATCATGCCAGCCCAGACAGAGTCACGGCCCCGAGGAGTTCACGCCATGAGTAGCAACTGGCGCGGCGGCAGCACCAGCGCCGTGACACCGCACCACCTGCACGCCACCGCCGCCGCCTGGTCCATCCACACCGCCAGGCAGCGCCTAGACGTGCTCGCCTTCGCCGAGGCCCGGCACCGAGGCGACACCCTCACCGCCGCCGCCCCGATCCTGCGCAGCCCCATCCACGGCACCATCCACCCGATCGGCGGACACGCCGACCCGGTGGCCACGCTGACCGCCGACCGGCCCCCACCGCTTGTGCAGACATGGACGCAGCGCATCCGACGCCTCCACGACCGGCTGACCTGGATCGCCACCACCTACCGTCTCCCGCCCGGCCGCGACCCGCTGGAGCGCATCCTCACCGCCCTACCCGCCCTCACCCTGCCGCCCCGCGCCCTCGGCCTGCTCGCCCTGCACCTGAGCGACGAAGACGAGCTGGCCCGCGGCTGGCTCAACCAGCCGCCCTACCGCACGCGGATCCCTGGCGAGTGCCCCGGATGCCGACGCCGCTCCCTCGAGGCGGCCACCGTCGGACCCGCCGCCGCCCGCACCGTCGTCTGCGCCGCCGACTGCCGACACACCCCCGACTGCCGATGCCCCGGCGGCCTGGAGGGCGTACGGCACATCTGGCCCTGGCATGTGGTGCTCGACGGCTCTAGTGATGGTTGATAGGGAAGCCGCTCGTCTCCCTGACGCCCGCCGGGAACCTCAAGTTTTACTCAAATCCAAGATTTCTATATTTCCATTCATTGATGCAATTACCGTGTTGACCTGCCCCAATGTAAAGCGTCAGCCAAGTGCCCGAAAACGAGGGGCTGCAAACAATGATCACTTCCCTGTACCGTTTCCCAAGTTCCACTCGCCCCCAAGGGGAGCACTGCACCCAAAAGGAAATGCGTTTTCCATCGAGATTGGAGAAGGATGAAGTCCAGTAGGCGTTTGCGTCACCGAGCACTGGCTGTTACGGCAGTCGGTTTTCTTGCTGTAGCGGGTATGGCTCAGCCGGCGGCAGCGACTGGCCCCGATTCGGCTGGTCAATTTGTGTCGGCTGCGGAGGCTGAGCCTGGGATTGCGCCAGCGGGCTCCGACGAGACTGCAGTGTACCTCGACAGTGAAGGTCAAGTCATTTCCGTCGCGGGTCCAAACGCAGACTCGGATGCGGCGCTGATCGGTTGCACCCCTGTTAGTGGGTACGATAATCCGCACCGATCCAGCACAGGGGTGGCGGTGTCGGCCCATGGATGGTGGAACAAGGGTAACTGCGACGGTGACCTCGCTGACGTGTTCAACTGCCTTTACGAGTGGTACACGGACAACACCTGGCGACAGAAGGACTGCTCGGAAAAGAAGAGGCTCAAGCCCGGTGGCGGAAGTAGCTACCGTACGGTCGCGCGCGAAGACTGTGACACCACTACCCTGACGTCCTGGCGCAACCACGTGGATGTCGACGTAGTCGGCGAAATCGACACCGGCGAGAAGCCGTATCGGCAAGCCTCCGTCGCTTGCCGCGTAGACTAGCACCTTGTAAGCGCATGACAGCTGCGGAGCGACCAGGGAGGACCACCTAATGTCAGAGCCCACCGTCGCTGCGCAGCCAGACATGGTGCCCGGGTCCCACTCAGGCGCGGGCACCATGTTCGCCGCCTTGTACGGTGAACTAACCTCACATCCCTGGCATGACCCAGAACACGACGCCTACCTACTGTTTTACCAGCGGTCGGAAGCCATGGGCTGGCTCGACGACAGTCGAATTCCCACGCCAGAGCGCCCGCTTGGGCTCTGGGGTATGAATGACGCCGGGTGGGAAGACCCCCGTAACACAGGGACAGGACTGGTCTCGTGGTTCCAGGTCGAGGTTAACCCGGTGGCCGGTGACCGCCCCCTGCCAGTGCAGCCATTCCTGCGATGCGCGCAGGACGCAACCATGCGAGCCGGCACATTAGACCTATCCGCCGTGCAGATCCTCCTACCGGTCCAGGGACTCGACCCCGCGCTACGTCCGCGAAACGCGACGGTCCCGGCCCTGCAAACCGCACAGTGGTTCAACAACTGCGACCCTCGAACACGGACCGCAGTGCGAGTCAGCATCAACAGCGGCCGGGAATCTCACATCCCGGCCGTCGCGCCGCAGCTCATCGATTTCCTTGCCCGCCTGAACCAGGAAGTGTTCGTCTGCCAGTCCCATAAGGTCGCCTCTCACGACGATGCCCCGCCGCCACCGTTTGACGACAGTTTCTGGAACGGTCCACCCCTAAACGGCTTAGAGCTGCACGGCAGAATCGTTGAATGGTCGTGTGACGCCATCGGCTGGCTGGCCGCAGTCATCGCCGATTCCGCCGCCCACCTTGGCGTGCGCTCGCCAGTACTGTTCACCATCACGCGATCCCCCCAGTCCAGGTGACCAAACCGACGGCTACCACTGGTTACACCGAAGAGGTAGCCGCCCTGCCAGCAAGGGCACAATCAACCCATGATCAGCCTCGCCGGCCACCACTACGGCACCGCCGCGCAGATCGCCCACACCCTCGGCCCCGACATCACCGCCGCCCGCGTGCGTGACTGGGCCCGCCGCTCCCGCCGTACCGGTGACAGGCTGCACGGACACCTACCCGCCCACCACCTACCCGGGCAAGGGCGCGGCACCACCTGGTACCGCTACGACCAGGCCGCCCACGTGGAGATGCTCACCCGCACCACCGGGCGGGGCCGCACGCGTGTCGAGTTGACGGCAGCCGCCTAACCGAGCGATCATGTTTTCACACATCCACGCATAGGCGGAGTGTGCCCAAAGCCCGGTAGTCCACTCGGTGGTGCCGGGTTTTCGCGTACCCAGGACCGGGACGCGACCACAGGGGGTGCGGGCAGGTCACAGGCTGGGATGGCCTGCCCGCGCGCTCGGCCGGACCAGCCCCGAGACCTGGCGAGGTGACGCCGCCGTGAGGTGATCCATGCGCCGTGTACCTGACGATGTGCGCGCCGCGATCCTGAGTGATGTCAAGGCTGAGGCGGGCAGTTGCCGTGCTATCGCGGCTGACCACGGGGTCAGTCCTGACACGGTTCGCCGCATCGCCGCCGACGCCCGGCTCGTCAAGCCGTTCGCACGTGCGCAGACGAAAAACGCGACCGCCGCTGCTGTGGCCGACAACGCCGCCCGCCGCGCCGCCATCGCCGCCCGGCTCCTCGACATCACTGACGCTGCTCTCACTCAGGCCATAGCTGAGCTTGCCGGCGCTACCGCTCGTGACGCCGCCACCGTCGTGGGGATTGCCCTCGACAAGCACATGCGCCTCGACCAGCACGACCGGGCTGATGACCAGCACACCGACGTGGATGCCTGGCTTGAGGCCATGACCGGCGGAGGCGCATGATGCCCATTCAACCGCTCGACGGCAAAGCCAGACGCTCGGTCGAGTTGGCGACCGCAAGGTACAACATTTGGGAGGGTGCCGTCCGGTCGTCGAAGACTGTGTCGTCGATCCTTGCCTGGCTGCGATATGTCCGCGGTGGCCCCGCCGGTAACCTGGCCATGATCGGTAAGACGGAGCGGACGCTCAAGCGCAACACCATCGACCCGATCGTCGACATGCTCGGCCCTCAGCGGGCCCGGTACGTCGCCGGAACTGGTGAGCTGTATCTGCTCGGCCGCCGTGTCTACACGGCCGGGGCGAACAACATCGAGGCCGTCAGCAAGATTCAGGGATTGACTCTCGCGGGGGCTTACGGCGACGAGATCACCACCTGGCCCGAAGAGCTGTGGGACATGCTCGGTACCCGCCTCAGCGTTCCCGGCGCCCGCTTCTTCGGGACCTGCAATCCTGCTGGCCCCGTGCACTGGCTCAAGACGCTGCTCGACCAGGCGGCCCTGTGGCTCGGTCACGACGGTACGGTCTCCACCGGCCAGGACGGCGATCCGCTGGACCTGCACCGGTTTTCGTTCACCCTCGACGACAATCCGCACCTGAGCCCCGACTTCGTCGCGAGCCTGAAGCGGCAGTATGTGGGCCTGTTCTTCAAGCGCTACATCCAGGGTCTGTGGGTGCCCGCCGAAGGCGCGATCTTCGACATGTTCGACACCGACCGGCACGTGGTGTCGGACATGCCCGCGATCACCCGCTGGATCTCCATGGGCGTCGACCACGGCACCCGCAACCCGTTCCACGCCGGTGTGCTGGGCCTGGGCGTGGACCGGCGGCTGCACCTCGTGCGGGACTGGCGGTGGGACTCGGCGAAGCAGCGCCGGCAGCTGTCCGACGCCGAGTACTCCCGCGAGGTCCGCCACTGGCTGACCACCGTACCGATCCCCACCACCGACCTGCGGGGCGTGACCCCCGAACGGGTCGTGGTCGACCCCTCAGCCACCGGCTTCCGCGTCCAGCTCCACCAAGACGGCCTCCCGTCGATCCTGGCCGACAACGCCGTCCTGCCCGGCATCCGCACCCTGTCCACGCTGTACGCGCTGGACCTGCTCGACATCCACGAGTCGTGCACGGACCTGATCCGGGAGACGCTCGGCTACTCGTGGGACGACAAGGCCGCGGAGAAGGGCGAGGACGCGCCGCTGAAAGTGGCCGACCACGGGCCCGACATGTTGCGGTACGCGGCCCATTCCACCCGCGGCGCGTGGCGCGGCGCGCTCCGCGAGCGCCTGCACTTGCCCGCCTGACCCGCCCGAGGAGGGCAGACCGATGCCGTTGCCCGCCGGAGGCGCCACCCCCTGGCCGCCGCTCGCGCAACAGCCCATCCTGGACAGGTACGCCACCTGGGCCGCCTGGTGGACCGGCGACGCTGAGCAGCTCGCCGCTATCTACTCCGGCGGCGCAGGCCGGGACACTACCGGCTTCTTCGCCTCCGAGCAGGGCGGCGTCCGCGGCATCGTTCGCGGCGCCGCTGACACGGTGCGCCGCTGGTTCTGGGGCCAGCGGCAGACCTCGCCCCAGCCGCGGACCCGGCTGCACGTCCCCCTCGCCGCCGACATCGCCCAGGCGTCCGCTGACCTGCTGTTCGCCGAGCCGCCGACCGTCCGCACAGACACTGACCCGACCGCCCAGGGCGAGCAGACCGACCCGCAGACTCAGGCCCGTCTCGACAAGCTGTGGGGCGACCAGACGCATGCGACCCTGCTGGAGGCCGCCGAGATCTGCGCCGCATTGGGCGGCGTGTATCTGCGCCTCGTCTGGGGTCCGGACCGGGACATGCCGTGGATTACCGCCGTTCATCCCGACGTCGCCATGCCCGAATGGCGGTGGGGCCGACTGGCCGCGGTTACGTTCTGGCGGGAGGTCGGCCGCAAAGGTAGGACCGTCTGGCGGCACCTGGAACGGCACGAGCCGAACGTCATCCTCCACGGCCTGTACGAGGGCACCGCCGACGAACTGGGCACCGCCGTTGCGCTCACCGACCGGCCGGAAACCGCCGACATCGCCGCAGGGCTGGACGGCGGCAACGAGATCCGCACCGGCACCGGTCGGCTCACCGCCGTCTACATCCCCAACGTCCGACCCAACCGGGTGTGGCGCACGATCCCGCAGGCCGCCTACCTCGGCCGGCCCGATATCGCCGGTAGCGAACCCATGCTTGACGCTCTTGACCTCACCTGGTCGTCATGGGTACGCGACGTCGACCTCGGCAAGGCCCGGCTGATCGTCCCGCAGGAGTACCTACGGGACAACGGCCCCGGCTCCGGCGCCACTGTGGATCTTGACCAGGAGGTCTACGAGCCGATCGGTGCGATGGGCTCCGAATCCGGCGACAAGATGCAGATCGAACAGGTCCAGTTCGACATCCGGGTTGACGATCACCAGCGGACAACCGACGCGCTCAAGGCGACGATCGTGCAGGCCGCCGGATACTCCGGCTCCACGTTCGGCGACGAGGGCGACGGCCAGCCGCCGACCGCCACACAGGTCAACTCCCGTGACCGGCGCAGCCTGATCACCCGCGACCGGAAGATCCGCTACTGGCGGCCCGAGCTGGCCGACCTGCTCGAAACCTGGACCGTCGTCGACGCCACCCAGTACCACAGCGGTGTCACCCCGCAGCGGCCGATCGTCGAGTGGGCGCCCGCCGTGCAGCCCGACCCGCTGAGCGAGGCGCAACGCCTCCAGGCGTTACACAACGCCGAGGCCATCTCCTACGAGCAGAAGGTCAAGGAGCAGCATCCCGACTGGGAACAGCCCGACGTGGACGCCGAGGTGGAGCGGATCCGCAGGGACTACGGCATCGGCGCCGTCGAGGACCCGGGCACCTTCACCGGCGGTGAACCGGCCGGCGGGGAGTAGCCCATGCCGGACCGTACCGACCTCGCCGCCCAACTCGCCCGCACCCTCGTCGACCTGTACGCCGAGCTGGAAACCCGACTCGCCGCGGACCTGGCCCGCCGACTCGCCGCCGGCATGGACCGCCCCGACTGGGCCGCCGAGAAACTCGCCGCGGCCGGCACCGTCCGACGGTGGGCGCAAACCCTGCTCGACCGGCTCGATGGGCCCCTCGCCGACCGGGTCGCCCAGGTGGTCATCCTCGCCTACACTCGCGGCGGCCATGAGGCGCTCGCCGAGCTGGCCCGGGTGCAGGACACCCACCCGGACTGGCTCGCCCGGGCCGGCCTGACCGAGGTGCCGGCCCGGCTGCGGGACATGGCCGCCGCACGGCGCGCCGGGATCGCCGCCGAACTGGCCCGGATCACTGGCGCCACACCGGGCACCGCCGCGATGCAGCGCCTCACGTACGCGCTGGTGTCCACGCTGCGGGGTATGCACCTGCGGATCCTGCGCTGGACTCTCGACGCCTACCGGGACGTCATCGCCCGAGCGGCGGCCCCTGACGTCCTCACGGGCCTGGCTACCCGTCGCCGGGCCGCACAGGTCGCCTGGGAGCAGCTCCTGTCCCGGGGCATCACCGGGTTCGTTGACCGGTCCGGGCGTCGCTGGGAGCTGGCCTCCTACGTGGAGATGGCGACCCGCAGCAGCGTGGCGCAGTCCCTGGTGGAGGGCCACCTCGACCGGATGGCCGCCGCCGGGCTGGACCTGGTCATGGTCAGCAACTCGCCGCAGGAGTGCGCCAGGTGTCGACCCTGGGAGGGCACGGTGCTCACACGGTCCGGGCCGGCCGGGCGCCGCACCGAGCACGTCGCCTCGGCCGTCTCCGACCGCACCGTCGCCGTGGAGGTGGCCGGCAGCGTCAGCGAAGCTGTCCGAGGCGGTCTGCTGCATCCGAACTGCACGCACCGGCTGACCGCCTACCTGCCCGGCGCCACCCGCCCGCCGACGCACACCGCCAACCCGCAAGGCGACCGCGACCGGCAGCGCCTGCGCGAGCTGGAGCGCAAGGTCCGCAGGGCGAAGCTTCGGGAGACGGCCGCGATCGACCCCGCCGCCCGCCGGGCTGCCGCGGTGAAAGTTCGCGCCGCCCAAGCCGCGATCCGCGAGCACGTCGACGCGACCGGGCTGATCCGGCAGCGCCCACGCGAGCAGATCGGCGTCGCCCGATAGTCGTCCCCGGACCGTCCGGGGTAGCACCACCCAACCCGAGGAGTCGATCGTGACTCAGCCCGCCCCGCAGCCGCCCGCCGGGCCGCCGCCGCAGCCACCCGCCCCGCCCGCGGGGCAGGTCGGTCAGCAGCCGCCGCCCGCCGCGCCGCCCGCGCCGCCGGCACCGCCCGCCCAACCCCCGCAGCAGCCGCAGCAGGGCCAGGCGTATCCGTACGGCATCCCGCCGCAGACCCCGCCCCAGCAGCCCACCCCGCAGGCATGGACCCCGCCCTGGCAGGGACCCACCTACCCGGGCTGGACGCCGCCGGCGCCGGGCCAGCCGCCAGCACAGCCGTACCCAGCCCCGACCGGACAACCGACGCCACCGCCGGACCCCGGGCAGGGGCCACCCGCACCGCCCAACCCGTCGGACAACGACGGGAGCGGCTACGACCTGTCCCGGCTCCCCCGCGGAGCCCGGGAAGAGATCGAGCGGCTTCGCAGTCAGGTGACCCAGCGGGACACCCAACTGCGCACCGCCACGGTTTCCCAGCACGCATGGGCCGCCGCCGGGCAGGCAGGGGTCAACCCCGCCGCGCTCATCGGCTCCACCGCATGGCAGCAGGCCGCCGCCGGCCTGGACCCGGCCGCCCCGGACTACACCCAGCGACTGACCTGGACCATCCAGGCGGTCGCCGCGCAGAACCCGTGGATGGCCACCCAACCGGCGCCGGCGCAGCAGCCGCCGGGACCGCCGCCCACCTCGGGTGGGGACTTCGCCGCAGGCAACGGTGCGGGGCAGCCCATTTCCGAAGCGCAGCTCGCCCAGATGACGCCCGAGCAGATCGCGAAGGCGTTCGACGAGGGCAAGCTCAAACACCTGATGTGAGGTAACCGATGGCCATCACCCGGTTCCGGCCGGAAATCTGGTCCGCACTACTCCTGTCCAGCCTGAAAAAGTCCCATGTCTACGCGGCGCTGTGTAACCGCAACTACGAGGGCGAGATTCGGGCCGCAGGCGACACCGTGCGGATCACCTCCATTTCCCGGCCCACGATCAACGACTACGAACGCAACACCGACATCTCCTACGAGGAGTTGACCGACGCGCAGCGGACCCTGGTCGTCGACCAGGAGAAGTACTGGGCGTTCACCCTTGATGACGTGGACGCCGCCCAGGCTCGTGGCGATGTCGTACCAGAGGCGATGCAGGAGTCCGCGTACGGGCTACGAGACACCGCCGACCAGTATGTTGCCGGCTTCTACACCAGCGTCGTCGCGGCCAACGACCTCGGCACCCGCGTCATCACCGCAGCCGCAGACGCCTACGAGACCCTCGTCGATCTGGGCGTCACTCTCGACGAGGCCGACGTGCCTGCCGAGGGCCGCTGGGTTGTCGTGTCGCCCACCTACCACGGCCTCCTACAGAAAGACGACCGGTTCACCGACGCTTCAAAAAGCGGCACCACGGAGACACTGCGCAACGGCTTCGTCGGCGATGCTGCCGGGTTTCGCATTCACAAGAGCAACAACACACCAAACCCGACCGCCGATCACCGAGTGATCACCGCCGGTTCGCCCATGGCCATGACCTTCGCCGAGCAGATCCTCAAAACCGAGGCCCTGCGCTCCGAAGTCCGCTTCGCCGACAGGGTCCGCGGCATGCACGTCTACGGCGGGAAACTCATCCGCCCTGAGGCGCTAGCCATCGTCACCTTCGACCCGACCGCCTGATCGGAGGCTGAATCATGGCCCGCGCAGCAGTCGTATACAACAACCTTGTCCCCAACGGGTCGCTCGCCGATCCCGCCGGCACCGCCCTCACCGCCGGAGCTGGCAACGGTGGTCAGATCAGCGGCGCGGAACCGGAGAAGACGGTCCTCCGCGTCGTGTGCGGCGCCACTGGCGGGAACTTCACCCTTCTGCAGGGCGACTACCCGCCCGCTCTGGCCTCCGGGCAGGGTGACTACGTGGAGGCGCTTTCATCGAACGCCTCCGAGTGGCTTGGCCCCTTCGAGTCCGGACGGTTCATCCAGTCGGACGGGACGCTCATCTTCGAGACGTCCCAGTCCATGACCGTCACCGCCTTCCTCGTACCCCGGAGCACCTGATGGCCGGGGTGGACAGGGCACACTTCAAGGGTGAGGGCGGGTCCGTCTTCCTGATGGACCTGCCTCTGCCCAACGTCATTCAGCAGAAGATGACCAAGGGTTACCTGCGCCGGGTCAACGCGGACGGCAGCCCGTACGTCGAGCCCGTCGAACCGGCTAAGGACGGCGGCGAGCCGCCCGAGCTGGAACCGCCCGCACCGTCGGCGGTCAAGGCCGAATGGGTCGGCTACGCGGTCAGGGTGCACGACGCCGACCCGGACGAGGCCGAGGCGCTCACCAAGGCCGACCTGATCGACACATACGGGCCGAAGCCCGAGTGAGGAGGCAGCAGCGTGGCGTACGCAACCGAAGCGGAACTCGCGGCGTACCCGGTGACCGTGCCGTCCGGCGCGTCCGCCGCGCTGCTACTCACCCGCGCCTCCCGCGACGTCGACCGGGCGCTGCTGACTGCGGTGTACGACGTCGACGACAACGGCGACCCGACCAACACCGACGTCATCGCCACCCTCCGGGATGCCACGTGTGAGCAGGTCGCCGGGATGATCGCCGCCGGGGACCTGACCGGCACCGGCGCCATGCCGCCAACCGCGAGCTTCGCGATCGGAAAGGTCAGCGTGGTGCGTGGCGGGCAGGGTGCTGGCGGATCCAGCCAACAAGCACGCAAGATCAACGGTTTGTGGCCCCAAGCCTGGCAAGCACTGAGGGATCCACACCTCGCCGGCAAGCTGACGATCCGCGGCCCGCAGACCTGGTGGTGAGCTGTGGACTGGGCTGACTTCGTCGCCGTTCACATCCCCACGCCGGCCACCATCTCGGTGCAGGCGTACGAGGGATCCGGCGCCTACGGCGACGTGCTCGCCGCCCCAGCCGATGTCACGCCGTGCATGGTGGAGCAGACCCGCCGCCTGGTGCGGGTACAAACCCAGGACGCCACCGGCACCGAACAGGTGTCGTCCACCACCGTCTACTGCCCACCGGACACGACCTGCCCACCCGGATCCCGGGTCACCTGGGCCGGCCGTACCTCACGGGTCCTGGCCCGCTCGGACCTATCCGCGCACGGCCTGGACTTGCCGGAGCACGTCGAGCTGAACCTGGAGTAACCGGTGGCTGAGGAATTCCGGCTGGAGTGGGACGGGGATCGCGTGCTTGCCGCGCTGTCCGACGCGGGCATGGACGGCCTCCTGGTCGCCGGGGAGCACCTGCTCCAGACGTCTTCCGGGCTCGTCCCGCACGAGGAGGGCGACCTGGAGCGCTCCGGCGAGGTATCCAGCGACCCCGGCTCCGGCACCGTCGCCGTGTCCTACGACAGGCCATACGCCGTACGGCAGCACGAGGACATGACGTTGCGGCACGACGACGGCCGGCAAGCCAAGTACCTCGAGCAACCGATGACAACGGAGCGGGACGTGATGCTCGCCCTCATCGCGAAGGCTGCCGGAAAGCCACTGAAGGGATGACATGGCACTCGGTGACGGCTGGACCTCCCAACTCCTGACCGGCATCGCCGAACTGCTCCACACTGGTGGCGCCGGAACCTGGCGCACAACCGGCGCCTACACGGCCGGTGAGACGGCCATCGTCATCCGCGCCATCCCGCAGCAGCCAGACCGGCTGATCACCCTCGCCGCCTACCCACTCGGCGACGACCTGCCCGGCATGGCCGACCACACAGTGGGCGTGCAGGTGCGCTGCCGCGGCGTGCCCGATGACCCGCGCGACGTCGAGGACCTCGCCGACGCCGTGTACGAGCTGCTTGAAAGCCTCGGCCGGGCTGCCCTCGGCGCGGTGCAGGTCGTGGACGTGACCCGCCGCAACCACACCTCCCTCGGCCAGGACACCAACCGCCGGTGGGAGTCGTCCAGCAACTACTACGTCGAGGCGATGCGCCCGACGCTCAATCGCACCGACTGACGAAAGGCAGGGCCATCCCATGGCGACCACCCCGACCACCCGGGTCACCGAGCTGGCCCGCACCCACCGACTCGACATCGACACCGCCACCTACCCGACTGTCGTATACCAGCAGCTCATGGGCGTCGAGGAGGCCAAGCTCCTCGAGGAGCTGCGTACCGAGGACGACGAGGTCTACGACGACACCGGGGCGATGCGGGAGGAGGTCACCGGCTACAACTGGCGGGTCGAAGTCAAGATCGCCTGGTCGACCAACTTGCAAGGCAGCGCCATCGACGCCGTGCAGGCTTTCCTCCGCACCCAGTTCAAGGCTCTCCGGACGTCCAGCGCCGGGAACGCCGAGTTCGGGATCCGCTGGTACAGCAGGATGGGCCTCGACGACGGCGAAAGTCACGAGGGCCGCTGCTACGTCAAATCTTGGTCACCCTCGGGCGGTAAGGGCCGCAAGACCATCGACATCGTGCTCCAGGGGCAGGGCCAGATCACCGACATCACCAACCCCGCCGGCAGCCTAACGCCGACCGTCACCAGCATTGCCCCGACAATGGGATCAACCGCGGGCGACGACCAGGTGGTCAACATCTACGGGCAGCACTTCAAGCCCAACGGCACGGCCTCCGTGACCGCGGTCGGCTTCGGGGCGAATCCCGCCACCGACTACACGGTCGTCTCGGACAGCCACATCGTGGCGATCCCACCCGCCGGCCTCGCCGGCACCGTCCAGGTCCAGGTCACCACCACCGCCGGGGCCAGCACGGACACCGCCGCCGACGACTACACCTACGCCTGATGGGTGCGCGTCTCGACGACCTCGACGCCTACTGGTCGCCAGGGCTCACGCTGACGGTCAAGGGCCGCGAGTACACCCTGCCGCTGCCCTCAGCCGAGCTGGGCCTGTGGTGCCGCCGCCTGGCCGAGGTCACCGGAGAGGTCCACAACGCCAGCAGCGAGCAAGAGATACAAGCCGCCGTCGCCCGGATCGAGGCCCTACCGCAGCTGCCGGATGACCTCAGCCTGCCGGAACGGGTCCTCGGCGACGTCTACCAGCAGATGGCTGCCGACGGCGTCGAGGACCCGTACCTCCAGTTTGCCGGGCAGACCGGCTACATCTGGATCATCGGCGGCGAGGACGCCGCCGAACGGTACTGGACCTCCGGGGGCCGCCCGGAAGCCCTGCGCCCGACGAACCGGCAGGAACGTCGGGCGCAGACTGGCGGGAACCGTACGGCCGGGGACGGAAAGACCCCACCACCGGCCTCTACGAGTGGTACGACATCCCCGCCGACACCCGGGCGCAAGAGCAGGGGACGCCGGAAGGCACGGTGAGCTGGAGCGCCCTACTCGCACAGTGGGCACTCATCGAGGCCGACCTACACGACGTGTACGGCATCGACGTCGAAGACCGGACCCTGATGCGGACCCGGTCCTGGCGATGGCTCCAGACACGCATCTTCGGTCTACTCGCTGCGGATACGCGCATCTACCGGGTCTTCGCGCCTGAACCTGGGTTCTCGGAGTCCGTGTGAGCTACTCCGACAGTGTCAGATCTACCAGCGTCCATTTGTCGTCGCCAGAATCCGTGACGATGCAGTTGTACTGGGACCGAACCTTAGCCCCGAAGCTGTTTTCCGAATCAACCGCGCCGCTTACTGTATAGGTCGCCCCGTCTTTACTGGTTGTCGGATCGGCGTATTCTGCCGTGGCCGGAGCTTTGAGTTCTCTTTCGATGAACTGTTCGCACATAATTTCGGCGGTAATGCCCCGGTTGTCGCTCACCGGATCCTGTGGTTGAGCACCACCGCCGAACACGGCGAATCCGCCTATTCCGCATAGCGCGACGAGCACGAGTAGCCCGACCGCAGCGACGATCGGATTGCCTTTCTTCTTCGCCGGAGTTGGCTGAGGCTGCATCGGAGACCCCTTATCCGGTGGACAACCGCTGCACCGTAACGGCGTGGCCCATCCGCTGCAAGCCGTCGGGCGTCGAATCGACGGCGACCGTCCATGATCTGACAGGAGGCGATCGGTGGCGCTGAAGCTTGGCGAGTTGGTCGCCTACCTCAAGGTCGATGACAGGCAGCTCGACCGCGGGCTCCAAAGCGCCAAGGGCAAAATGCGGCAGATCGGCCCAGTACTCGGAGCCGCGCTCGCCGCAGGAATCGGCGCCGGCCTGCTCGGTGGCCTGCAACTTGACGCCGCCCGCGCGAAGCTTGCCGCCCGGGTGGGTGATCCGGCACTGGCGCAGTCAATCGGCGAGGCCGCCGGACGGGTGTACGCCCGCGGCTTCGGCGAGTCCGCGGGGGATGCGATGGAGGCCGCGCAGGCTGTTGTCTCGTCACATCTGGCGGCGGTAGACGACGCCGGTGCGATCGAGCGAATGACCGTGAAAGTCCAGGCATACGCGTCCGCGTGGGGTACCGATGTCGCCGCAGCCGCCCAGTACGCGTCAACGCTTATTGGTTCGGGGCTGGCGCAGGACGCCGACCACGCGATGGATTTGATCGCCGCCGCGTCCGACCGCGTCCCGGTGGCGCTGCGCGAGGACATCCTGGAAGTCGGTAACGAGTACAGCCAATTCTTCCGAACTCTTGGATTCGACGGGGAACAGGCATTCGCGCTACTGGTGGGTGCTAGCAAGAAGGGCACGTACGGCATCGACAAAACGGCCGACGCGCTAAAGGAATTCACCGTTTTAGCTACTGACATGTCGAAGTCCTCGGTGGAGGCGTACAACCTCATCGGACTAAACGCCGCGAAAATGTCCAACCAAGTCCTCGCGGGCGGTGACACCGCACACGCCGCTCTCCAGAAGATCACGACCGGCCTATTATCGATCAAGGACCCCACCGAGCAGGCAAACGCCGCCATCGCCCTCTTCGGCACCCCCTTGGAGGATCTCAACGTCGCAGACATCCCCGAATTCCTGCGCAACCTGTCGGCGGTAGGCGATGGCCTCGATGGCGTGGCGGGGGCCAGCGACAAAGCCGGCACCGCGCTGGAGGCGTCCGCCAGTCAGAAGCTGGAGGCATTCAAGCGACAGGTCCAGGCCGCGCTGGTCGAGAGACTCGCCCAGGCCGTGCCCCACATTGAGGCCACGTTCGGTTGGCTGTCCCGTAACTCGGGTTGGGTGGTGCCGCTGGCGACCGGGCTGGGAATCCTCGCCGGAGTGATCGGCACGATCATCGTGGCCCTGAAGGCATGGGCGGCAGTGCAGACGGTACTGAACCTGGCGCTGTGGACTTCGCCGATCACATGGATCGTCCTCGCGGTCGTCGGCCTTGTCGCCGTGATCGTGCTGATTGCGACGAAAACGACGTGGTTCCAGGATCTGTGGCAGGCCGCGTGGGGTGGCATCAAGACCTCCGCCGAATGGGTGCTGAATTGGATCGTCGGCGGTTGGGAATGGGCGATAGGGATGCTCGTTGCGGGGGCGCGGACGTGGTGGTCGTTGTTTTCGGGGACCTGGCGCAAGGTCGGTGACTTGGGCCGCGCTGTCTTCGACTGGATCGTCGATAAGGGCTCGGCGTGGCTGCGTTGGGTGACCGGGCTGCCCGGGCGGGTTGGGCGGGCGACGCGGGGCCTGTTCGACGGGCTCAAGGCCAGCTTCAAGTCCGCCCTGAACTGGATCATCGACAAATGGAACCGGCTCAGTTTCCGTATTCCGGGGGTTAGCGTGCCCGGCCTGGGTCAGGTGTGGGGTGGCGCCACTCTGTCCACCCCGAACATCCCGTACCTGGCGAAGGGCGGTACTGCTCTCGCGCCGGGTCTCGCCGTGGTGGGTGAGCGTGGCCCCGAGCTGGCGTACCTCAACCGCGGGGCCACGATCCAACCCCTCACGGCGGGGTCGGCCGTGGCCGGGTTGATGCGGCTGCTGCTCACCGGAGAACTGCGCGTGCGTGGCGGGGATCTGGTCCTGGTGCTGCGGGAGCAGGTAGCCCTACGTGGCGGCGACGTGCAGGAGGTCATCGGCAGTGACCAGTAGGAGACGGTATGGGCTGGGCTGACGGTGACCCGCTCGGCGTGCGGATCAGGGCGGCTTTCGGCGCTGACCTGACCGCCGACCCCGCCACCTGGTCATGGACGGACCTGACCGCCTACTGGCGGCCGTCGGATCCGATCGAGCTGGAGTGGGGGCGCCAGTCCAGCGCTACCCGGCCCGAGTCGTCGACGTGCGCGCTGACGCTCCGCAACAGCGACGGCCGGTTCACCGTCGGGCACGCGGGGTCTCCGTACTGGCCGTATGTGCGTACCTGGACACCGGTCAGTGTGGACGTGGATCTGGGTGACGGGGCCGGATGGCGTAACCGTCACTCCGGCCATGTGCGGTCCTGGTCGGTGACCTGGCCGGGCCGCTCCGGCAAGCTCGCGGTGGCACGGATCGAGTCGGTGGGCGTCCTCGGACGGCTGGGACGCGGATCCCCGCCGGCCCGATCACCGATGAACCGGTCAATCCTCGCCGCTGCCGGTGACGGACTGCTGGCCTACTGGCCGTGTGAGGACGAGGCCGACGCGACGCAGGCGGCATCCGGCATCCGCGGCGTAGCGCCGATGCGAGCAGACGGGGCCGTGGAATTCGCCGCCGGGGACGTGAACGTCACCGTCGCCGGCACCCGACGGTACGGCACCAAACGCCTGCCGCTGCTGACCAACGGCGGCTCCCTGACCGGTCGGGCGCCGGCCGGGACCAGCAGCCCTGTCGCCTGGTCGGTGCAAACATTCTGGCACGCGGGCAACAGCTTGGACCTCGACGTCGTCATGCTGCGATGGACCACCCCCGCCGCTGGAGCGACGTTCACGCGCTGGGATTGGGTCGATAGCTACAACGACATTTTTGGTACCTATCTGGTGGCCTACACTGCGGCCGGGGCGCCGACAGTCATCTGGAGTGCGCCGACAAGCTACGTCGGACCCGCCGATCTCGTCATTTCCGCCGTCCAGAACGGCGGGAACATCGACGTGACAATCTGGTTCAACGTGTCGATCATCGGCACGGCAACCGTCACCGGCACCTTGGCCCGGATCGACACGGTCGCACTCAACCCCGACCAATTCGTGTTCGCGCCTGGCGGGTTCCGGTTCGGCGCGGGGCATCAGCGGGTGTGGGACGGCCTTTCGGTGCCGTTAGATACCAGCCTCGTGGATGCGAGCCCCGGCGAGGCGGCGCACCTGCGGCTGGCCCGACTGTGCGCCGAGGACGGCGTCGCCCTGACGACGCCGACGGTCCCCGCCGACGGCGCGACCGCGATGGGCGTGCAGCCAGACGGCACCCCACTCGACCTGTACCAGCAGTGCGAGCGGGTTGACCTCGGCATCATCTACGAGTCCGGATTCGGGCTGGCGTACCTGCCCCGCTGGTCCCGATACAACGCCCCGCCCGCTCTGACCATCGATGCCGCCGACCGGCAGCTCGGCGGGAACCTGAGGCCAGCCGCCGACGACCAGCGGCTGCGTAACCACTGGACGGTCACGCGCATCGGTGGTTCCAGCGCGGTCGCCGCCGATGAGGACTCGATTGCCCAACGGGGGCAGATTCCGTCGAGCCCTCGTCTCAATCTGACGTCGGACGGCCAGTTGCAGCATCACGCCACCTGGCGGCTATGGATGTACGGGCAGGCGGGCACCCGGTATCGCCTCACCGTGCCGCTGCACACCCACTCCGGGCGCGGGCTGACCGCGCACTGGGTGGCCTGCCAGCCCGGGTCACGGGTGCAGGTGGTCAACGCCCCCGACGCGGCGACAACCGACACGATCGACCAGACCCTCGTGCACGCACGCGAGACGATCACCGGCCGACGCAAGTGGACGGTTGAGTTAGCGACCGAGCCGGCAGGCCGATGGGACGTCGCCGTTGCTGACGGTCCGCAGCGGGTCGGCGCGGACGGTTCCACCATCGCGGCCGCGTCCGATACCGCACTCTCCCTCACGTTGACCTCGACCGCCGAAAACGGCGCCTGGACAACGGATCCCGCGGATTTCCCCATGGACCTACGCATCGGCGGTGGAGAACGCGTTGCCGCCACCAGCATCACCGGCACCGGACTCACCCGAACCGTGACCCTGTCCGCGCGGGCTGTCAACGGGATCAGCCGCTCCTGGCCGGACGGCACGGAGGTGCAGGTCTGGGATCCGGCGGTGGTGCCCCTATGAGGAGGACAGCATGACGCACTGGCAATCCGGGATGTACCTCACCCCGGCCCGGCTGGGGGAGCGAGAGTCCGGCGAGGTGGCCGTGTCGTTCACGGACCAAACCTCGCACACCCTGGCCGTCACATTCGCGGCACCATTCGCCGCGCCACCGCACGTGTCAACGCAGATCGTCTCCGGATCGGGCGCCGCCGCCCGCTGGGAGTCGCGCCCAATCAACATCAGCACGACTGGATTCACGTTGTTTTTGTACCGCGGGGACGGTGTCAGCTCGGGCAGCACCTGGAGTGACGTGCCCGTGCAGTGGATCGCCGTCTTGTGACCACCCACCCCGACACCAGGAGACACCTATGCCCACCAATCCCCATCCGGTCCCGGACGAGAGCCCGGAGCAGCACATCGGGGCGCAGATCCCCGACCCGTGGGACGACCCTGCCCAGACCGACTGGCCAACAACGGAGGTGAACATCGATGACGTGGACGGTAGTACCGAACCTGGATGAGGCCCGCGATCAGCTCAACAAGCGGTTCCCCGGGCGGGACACGAGGTCGGACGGGTCGATCGGCGACACCGCGCACCAGGGCTATCCGTCGTCGCACAACCCGGACCGGACCGGCCGACCCGAATACCGCGACGGCGACGAGGCCAACGAGGTGCGTGCCCGAGATTTCGACGCCGACCTTCGCGACCCGGGCGGGGTCACGATGGAGCAGGTCGTACAGCTGTGGGTCACGCTCGCCCGCTCCGGCGTGCTGTGGTGGGTGCGGTACATCATCTTCAACGGCCGCATCTGGCACCGCCGGCACCAGTTCGCCACGCACGCCTACACCGGGTCGAACCGGCATACGACCCACTGTCACGTGAACTCTGACTTCACCCAGGCTGCGGACACGGTGCGGGGGACGGACTGGCGGTTGGAGCAGCTCGGCGCGCCGGCACCGGTGCCGCCCCGGCCGGCGCCCGGGCCCGCGGTGGCGTTCCCGCTGCCGGACGGGCACTACTTCGGCCCACGCCGGGACGGGAACAGGTCGGTGTCCGGCTACTACCGCCGCCGGTTCCGGGGCAAGACCGACCGGCATTGGCTGACCGTGTGGACCAGGCAGTTGGTCCGCCGTGGCTGGCCGGCGGGCAAGGGCCGCCGGTACCTGCGCACGGCCGGCTCCGACGGCCTGTACGGGCCGGAGTACCGGAAACTCATCCTGGCGTTCCAAGCCGATCAGGGCCTCAGCAGGGACGGACTGCTGGGCCGCAAGACGTGGGACGCCGCCTACCGCAACCCAATCCGATAGTCGCGCAGAGGAGCCACGGTGGAGACGCTGCTCTACATCTCGGCGGCGATCGCGGCCGTCGGCGCCGCCGCCGAGGTACTTCGCCGCGCGGCCCGCGGCACGCTGGCCACCAGCCGCAAACTGGCCAGGCTCGTCGACGACCTGCTCGGCGAGCCACCCCGGCCAGGCCTCCCCGACGGCCGCCCCGGGCTCATGACGCGGGTGGGCCGCATCGAGGGCCGCCTGGACGCCCTCGAGGAGCTGCGCCCCAACGGCGGCAGCTCGATCAAGGACCAGGTGGACCGGATCGCCCACGTCACCGGCGCCGACCAAGCTGGGCACTGACCGTGCTACAGCACGCGGCTAAGCCGCTCGCGTACCTCCGCCGCGTGCTCCCGCGCGACGGCCATGTCCGCACCGGCCGCCTCGAGCAGTTCCACGGTCGGCCCGTGGATGCCGTGCGGGTCCACCAGCGCCACCCCGGCCTGCACACCCAGCAGCACGGGATCGTCGGTGACCGCCCGCACCGCGGCAACCGCCGCCTCGCGGGGAGCGTCCCGCCTGCCGTCGGTGCCGTACCGGCGGGCCACGCCGGACAGCTCGGCCAGGAGCAGCCGCTGCTGCTGCGGCAGTGACGGCACATCCACCATCCCCCGACCCTACCCAGGAGGCACCCTGATGACGCACGACTACCTGATCAGCCTGATCCGCACCGCCGTCCCCGCCGCCGTCGGCGCCCTGCTCGCCTGGCTCGCCTCGACGGCGGGGATCGTTCTCGACGGCGACTCGTCCACCGCGCTGACCGTGGGCGTGGTGGCGTTGGCGATGGCCGGCTACTACGCCCTCGTCCGGGTGGCCGAGGCACGCTGGCCGTGGCTGGGTGTCCTCCTCGGTACGCCGGCCGCGCCGAAGTACGAGGTGTCGGGGCGGTAGGGTCGTGCTTGGCGCCGGCAGCAGCGGCAGAGCGGGACGGCTGGCATGTGAATCGTCATGGCTACGATCTGCGACATGGCGATCGAGTGGCACAGCAAGGTGGCGAAGGCGTTCACTCTGCAAGACGCAGTCAACCTGACGGGTACCCGGTTGACCGGCCTGTTGGGCTGGCAGGAATTACCAGGGAAGGTGGAAGCGCGGCAGGCTACCCCAGCTCGATACCGTGGCGAAGAACAGAGCGACCCAATCCCGCCATCACTTCTGAACAAGCGTATCGATCCCTGCCCTACCGAGCCGCCTCCACCCGAACAAAGCCACACCGTCGTCGCCGAGGCGATCTTCGAAATTCCTGACTGGCAAGCATCGGCGATTGTAACGGTCGACGACTTTCTGCCATTTTCGGAGGATCCTGCAACGGGTCGTTTTGCCTGGGTATTAGCCGACCGATCCCCCGAGTCAAAGGTGATGGCCATCGCTGCCACGCTTGCCCTAGCCGAGTGCGGCGGCGGACCCATCAACGACTGTGGAGATCTATCCGACTTCGATACCGATTCCCCTACCAGGATCTTCGAACGGCTACGCGTGCGAACGCCGCCGCACTCCCTCGACGCCGCCGTCGACGCGGTACTAGCGCGAACCACCGGTCTATCAGGCAGACACCGACACACGGCATGACGCCGACCGCGCACCACCAGTCCACAGTATCGTCATTGCGGTACCGCCGGCGACACCCCCTGCGGCACCGACCAACAACGCAAACGCCCCGCCTGGCCTCACGGCTGGGCGGGGCGCTGTTTGCGTCCAGGAGACGGTTACAATGTCGGATCAATGATCGCCCCCGGGTGCACGCCGCAGTGCCCGCCTGATGGGTCGAGGCTGGTCATGGGGTGAGATTCCATCGCTGTGTGCTGGACGGGTTGTCCACCCATAGCGTGTGGTGACCGGCGTCGCGGACGGTCAGTCCGATCTGTTCCACCTCGGGACGACCGGCGTGCGCCCAGCGTGTGTGTGCGTCGTGTACGTCTCGCCAGATCGGCCCTACCTGCGTTATCCGCCCGTTGCCGACTCTCGCCCAGGAGCCCGCGCGATTGGCGAAGATGTGTTCCGCTTGGCTGAGTGAGTCGTCCGGGCCGGGGAAGGTGACCTGCACGATTTCCGGGCTGTGCAAGTGTAGCCAGGCCGTGAAGTTGTCGTCCCTCAAGTCCGGTGGTGTGTCTGCTGGGTGTCCGAGGCCCACGATTGCGGGGTCGAACGCGGCCTGCGGGACCGTCGCCGCATCGCCGCCGGCGCGGGAGTTCATGAAGGCCGCTCGGGACAGGAATCGACCTGAGGCCGTGTGGCCATGCTGGTCGACGTGCAGGGCGATCACTCCGAGGCCGAGGTTGGCGACGATGACGCCCCCTGGTGTGCACTGGCGCAGCCAGGTCGGCGGGATTCGCTCGGTGCCGTAGGTGGCGATGATCCGGTCGTATGGTGCCTGCTCCGGCCAGCCTGCCGCGCCGTCACCTACCCGCATCGCGGGGTGATAGCCGGCCTGCGCAAGAGCGGCGGTGGCGGTGGTGGACAGGGCCTGGTCGTACTCGACCGTATGCACCCGGTCATCGCCGAGACGGTGGCACAGCAGCGCGGCGTTGTATCCGGTGCCGGTGCCGACCTCCAAGACAGTATTGTCCGCGGCGACGTCGAGCGCTTCGAGCATGATGGCCATGACGGACGGTTGGCTGGATGCGCTGGTGGCGGTCCCCGAAGAGTCGACCTGGGTCACCAGGGAGGTATCGGAGTAGCAGACAGCTAGCCAGTGGTCGCGCTGCTCGGGGTTCGTGCTGTCGAGATACTCCAGGCCGGTAGTGGTGCGGTGCCAGCAGGCGGAGACGAACAGGTGCCGCGGTACCTGTTCGAACGCTGAAATCCATGCCGGTGATCCGAGGGCGCCGGCGGTGGTGAGTTTGGCGGCCAACTCGTGTCGGGGCCCTGCCGTCGGGTCGGTCATACGCGCTCCCTGCTCAGCTCGGCGGCTATCGCTGCGGCGATCGGCAATCCGGTTTCTTGTTCGATCCATCCCCACTGCCCGTTCGGGTTGATCTCGAGGAACACCCACTCCCCGTCAGGGGTAACGATGAAGTCAAGCGCCGCGAATCGCAGATCGAGTGCGGTCATGAAGCGGCGGACGGCAGTGTGCACCTGCGGCGGGACGGTGATGGGCTCGTAGGACAACGCGTCGTAGTCCGAACGCCAGTCCAGAGCGGCGGCGGGCGAGTGCGCGTCGATCCGCGCGGCAAACAACTGCTCGCCGGCGACGGTCAGACGTACCTCGAACGCCTTGGGTACCTGCTCTTGGAGCAGATGCGCGGTGTGGGCTATCCCGGGGTCTCCCGCCTGCTCGACCGTCACCGTGCTGGTCGTGTGCAGCAGCCCAGCGTCTTTCGGGCTACCGGTCAACGTCTTGTAGATCAGTCCGTTCGGGCAGGACTCGGCGAACGCCTTAGCGGCGGCGGGCATGTTGGTGATGATCGTGCGGGGAGTCGCCATCCCCGCGTGATGGGCTAACGAGAGTTGTCGTGGCTTGAAATCGGCGGCGGCGACCCGATCGGGGCGGTTGACCCACACCGCCGGTAGGGCCGTGAGGACGCCACCGAAGCCGTACAGCGCCTCGTCATGCGCCCACACCCGCTCACCGTCGGACATGCCATCAGGCAGCACGAACTCGGTAGGGCGCCGGTAGTAGACGGCAGTGATATCCGACAACCGCACCGTCCGGTGCCTGCCGCACAGGGCTCCGATCCAGGCGCCGTCCCAGGTCGCGGACAGGTGCAGGCGCTGCGGAAAGTCGGCGGTGTCGAAACGCACCACCTCCTGCCCGACATCGTGGAGATGTTTGATCACCGGGTCGACGGTGACGTCGAGGGGGTGAGTGAGGATGAGGACTGCCATATCGCTCCTTCCAGTGCGACGGGGGCGGCCCGCCGGCATGCATCACATGGCGGGCCGCCCACTGCTGGGTCAGTCCTTGTCGTCCCAGAGCTGACCGTCCTCGCGGGTCTGCCGCACAGTCGCTGCGAGCGGACCACCAAGCTCGGCGTAGGGCACGCCGTCGACGGTCGCGACCTGAAGCGCCGGGTCGTAGACGACACCGGTCAGATCCAGGGGGTTGTCCGGCATCGGCCGGGCCTGACCGAACCCGAACGACACCGGCACCGCGGCAGTGGGGGACGTCGGCGCAGTGCGCGGACCCCAGTGCAGCCGCAGCGCTGTAGGCGCGAGACTTGACGCTTCCATGATCGAATTCCTTCCGTTCGCCGGCCGCACCGTGCGGCCGGTCATCCAGGGGGTGATGGAGCGCAGAGATCACACGGCCGGGCCTACCGCCGGCCCAGGACGTGCTCGGGCGGCGCCCAACTGCCCTGACCCACCGAGGCCAGGTAGTCGTAGGCGTAGCCGGTGGGCGTGCACGGCCATCCGGTCCCGCACACCGGGCACCGGTCCACCCGCGGCCAGTGCTCGACGATGATCCTGCGGGCCGACCGGATCATCCGGTTGCGTAGCTGCGCCGGCGACAGGCCAATCGGGGCAGGCCGGACGTGGGCGGCCATCACCGGGAGCAGGACCGCTGCCGGGCCAACCGGGTCATCAACGGCCGCGTATCAAGGATCACCGTCGGCTGGTCACGCAGCGGCCGGTAGGCGCCGGCCCGCCCGGCGTACACCGTGGCGGGGCCGGTGGCATCCAGCCGCGCGGAACGGCGGCGGCGTTGGCGGAACAGCCGGAACATGCGCGTGCTCCCTGTCGTCACGGTGAGCGTCGGCACTGGGTTGATTCCCGGCGCAACGGTGCATGGACAGGCCAAGATTCGCCGTTAGGCTGCGGGTAGTGGTAGGCGTGCGCTGTGTGCACACGGATTGCCCACACTTTCCAGCGCAGGAGGCGAGATGACCTCTTTTGGAGAAATCCTTCGACGACATCGCCGGCAGCGACACCTGTCTCTTCGTAATCTGCAACGCAAGATCCAGTTTGACTACAGTTACATTTCTCAGATCGAGCGAGGTACTCGTCGTCCCACGCTCCAGTTCGCCCAGGCATGCGAAGACGCCCTAGACACCGGTGGGATTCTTGTAGATACCTACCGACAGGATCAGACGGGCGATGCCACGATGCGTAGACGATCCCTGCTACATGCCATGGGCGCGCTCGCCGCTACCCCGGCGGCGGAGAGCCTTGCCGAGTTGGAGGCGCTGCGTCATGGCCTAGCCGCTGCGACTGGCTACAGCGAGTGGGAGCAGGTGGTAGCCGACTACGGTCACGACTTCTACGTTGCGGCCCCTGCCCAGTTGGTCGAGCAGTTGCGGGGCGACCTGACTGTGCTACAGCACCAACTCGCCGCCGCCCCGGCTGATCGAACGTTGCTCCGCGCAGCCGGCAGCCTGTCGGTGATCATGACCATGGCTCTTTCCGCGATGGGGCAGAACACGATGGCTCGGCGCTGGTGGCGCACCGCACGCACACACGCCGACCAGTCAGGCTGCACGGACACGCGAGTATGGGTGCGGAACTGGGAGGTCGTCAACGGCACCTACGAACGCCGGCCCATCAGGGAGATCCTTGATCGCGCGGACGAGGCCACCGCTATCGCGGGCGACCGGGCGTGTGTCGGGCATGCGGGTGTGTTGGCTGGGCGCGCGCAGGCTCTCGCCGTGGCTGGGCAAACAGAGTCGGCGCTCGAGGCGGTGGAAGCCACAGCCGCCATGACCGACCGCATGCCTGCCGAAGCGATGCGCGACACGGCCAGTATGTTCGGTTGGCCGGAGGTCAGACTGCGGCACACCGAGTCGTACGTCTACACCCACCTCGGCCACACCCGGCGGGCGCTGGCAGCACAGGACCGGGCGCTGGAGCTGTACCCCGCCGATCTCGGCCGGGAGCGTGCGCAGATGCTGATGCACCGAGCGTCATGCCTCATTCAGGACGGGCATATCGGTAACGGCCTCAGGTACGCAGCCGATGTCCTCGACGCCCTACCGCAGTCTGATCACAACGCGCTGCTCCACCAAGTGGCTACCGCAGTCGTCACTCAGGTGCCAGAGCAAGAGCTGCGCCGGGTTGAGGTAGTAGAGCTGCGACAACGGCTCGCCGAGCTGCCATCGGGCTAGGCTGTCGCGCATGGAGGGGCTGACGTACACGACTACCGACGCTGTCGGCGCCCGCCAGCTCACCGATGACGTGAGGAACCTGTACGCCGCCGTTTATGCCGAGCCCCCCTACAACGAGGGGCCAGAGCATGTCCGGCAGTTCCGCCGCTGGTGGTCGAACCATCTCCGGCAGCCCGGATTCGCCCTCGCCTACGCCGCCGATGCTGGCCGAGTGGCAGGGGTGGCCTATGGGCACACCATGCCGGGCGGTGAGTGGATCGAACCGGGCGCGGACGAGCCACCCGCGCGCTTGCGGGCCGCCGACAAAGTTCTCGTACCGGAATGGATGGTAGACCGCGCATACCGCGGCCGGGGCGTGGGCCAACGGCTGCTGTCGATGCTGCTCGATGCGCGGCCCGAACCATACGCAGTGCTGGCAGCAAACCCACAGGCACCGGCGCGACGCCTGTACGAGCGGATGGGCTGGCGACAGTACGGGCAGATCAGACCGAAGATGATCCCGGACATGGACGTGCTGGTGCTGCGGCTATCACGCGAGGACACACTTTAGCTGAAGGGGCGCACTGCCCTGATGCCAGCCGACCGGACAACACACCGGCCCGCTCGCCGTAACTCCCAGCGGGCCGCCACAATCGACGGTACTCCCCGCCCACCACGTCACGCCGTCAGTAACAGACCGTGTTGTATTGTGGATACCTCGCGCGCAATAACACGGGAATGCAATCCTGGCTAGCCTCTAAATCGGTCACGCCGTCGGCCGGAGATACGTGTCGGACATTTAACAAGCCGCAGAAGACGCGAATCTCATTCGTGGATATTGCTTGTCGATTATCGATTTGCTACTAAGCTAGATCCGGCCAAGTGATCATCCGGTGACGGGCCGTCACAACCCAACGTGACCCGTTGCGCACCACCACCCCACCCCCGCCCATGACACACCGGGAGAACTCTTCCCATTTCATTCGCACATGTGTTCTACTCGCACGCTCCCGCCAGGCATCCGAGGAGGTCATCCACTTCGCCATGCCCAACCTCCAGCCACCCCACCGAGCCCCACCCCTACGCGCCGCGATCTACGGGCCCGCCCGCGAGATCGGGCGCTGGCAGCCGACCTGCACCGCCTGGTCCACGGAATGCGGCTACGAACTGGTGTCCGTCATCGACGAGACCCCCGACGCCGCCCGCTGGAGCGACCTCCTGCACGCGATGGCCGACGGCGACATCGACATCGTCGTGGTAGCCAGCCTGGCCGACCTACCGCCAGGAAGATCGGCCCGGGTCGAGATCATTGGCCGCCGGCGGCCAGTCCGTCGACGCATGGCATACGCGCGGTGCTCTACGGTCCAGCCGAGAGCGTCACCCAGTGGGGCCGCCGAGGTCTGATGTGGGCTGACTGTGCAGGACTCGACGTCCGCGATCTTGTTGCAGAGACCCCCGACGCAGGAGAGTGGCCGGGCGTGGTCCAGAGGATGGCTATGGGCGAAATCGACGTCGTTGCTATGGAGAGCTGGGGCCTTCTGCCGCCGCACCGCCTACCGCGGATAGAGGTGGCGGGCACCTCGCCGCCGGGACTGCTGCGACGCCGAGCGGCCGAGTGGTGGCGGCACCAATAGCGGCGGGCGGGCTTCTGTCCAGACAGGATGATCAGCGGTCGGGGGATGGCGAGTATCGGGCGTACACCCGTTGTAGTTCGCGAACCTTTTGTTCTAGTAGCCCTTTCGGGCACCCCCGGCAATACCGCACCGCCAGTTTTACGCACCGTCACTAGAAATGATCACCGAGTCGGAGTCTGATCAGAGGCCCACCCCGAAACGCAGAGGCTGGTGGGGGACCGAATGGGGAGGGAATAGCTGTGGTGAAGCGTAAGCGCGTCACTCGCAGTAAGACCACTGTTGCACACACATGGGGATTCGTGGAGCTGATAGCTCGACCGCCCACCGTGCCATTGATTGTCCGCGCCGCACACGCTGCCGCCGCCGTCTACCAACGCGGATCGAGGGCAGTCGCGACAAATCAGCGACTCAGGCAGGAGAATCGGCTACTCAGGGGGGAGATTCGGCACTGCCTCGACGTCATCGACTCGATGGGCCGAGACATGGCGATGGACGAGGATCGCCACGCGCAGCGAGCAGAGTGGACATACCTGCGCGGAGTGGCCGCCGCCACCGTGACCTCCCACACCGAGCACCAACGCGCCATCACCGAGGCCCGTGAGGATGCGCTACTCCAGGGCTTCGAGACCGGCTACAAGGCCGGACTGGCCGACCGTCGACGCTCTCGGCCGCCAAGGGCTCAGCGGCGGCGACTCACAGGCGACTCATGA